TCATATCGGATAGCTTGTCCAACTTCCCTGCGAGGCCAGCGTCACTCACCTCAAGAACGATCTCCTTCACACCTTTTGGCTTGAGATTCACTTTCTTAACTAGTGCTTTGAAGTCTACAAAAGACATATTAACAACCTCCCAATTTATTAGATTGATAAAGTTTGTTGCTGTTCTCCTAAAGGTACAATGGTTACTTCCACCCTTGGTGTTTCGCTGTACCATTTGGAAATATGTAAGTCTACAACCTGGCTGTCATCCTTCCAAATGACGTTTTTGAGTGCATCTGTGACGCCTTTGACGTAGTTGTCGACGTCTGGCTTGCTTGTCGGACGCAGTAGACCATCTTCGGCTGCTGCTTTTTTCCTTTTGCTGAAGCTTTTCAGGGTAGGCTTGTACACCTTGACCAAAAGGGAGATCGGACCTTCAATCAGCTTTTCTGGGCGATGCTCGGAAGCAACTAATCTCACGTAATCCTTGAAATCACTGGACTTTTTCGGATCGTACATTCGTATGTGACCGTTGACCGTAGTTGCCCTTGGCCGCCCTTGTGCAACGGGCTCCCCATAGACAGTAAATTGAATCATACCTTCACCGCCTTTATTCATATCTCATAAATTGTCGCGAAATTGCACATGTGTGATGTTGTGACTTTTTAGGCACTCTAATATGATCAATTGGAAAGCTCCCTTCCAATCTTGCATCGTACCTCGATATGCATCCGTTCTAGTTCGCCAAGGGATAATTCATATAACTGTCGACCATCTTTAGCTTCGTAGACCTCATGGTCAATGAGAAAATCAATGATGTATGCCTTGCGCTCTTGAACGAGTTTTTGTTGCTCGACTGCTTCTTTAAGTATGGACACTACTAGCACACCTCCTGTTTCAACCTTTCTTTTGCTCCTCGTATTCGACGGCGTAAATCCATCATTTCCTGTTCGAATTCTTGTCTGAGACGCTCGGTGTGTTCACAACCGCAAGGAGCAATTAGATATGCCCCTTGCATAATTGACGACCTGATTTGCCCGGTTCCGTTACATTTATCGCATGTCATTTTTCTTTTCTCCTTCTATCCGTTCTCTGATTAAGCTCCCTTCAGTCGAAAGTCTTCACCCTCGACCTCAAGAAGATATGAGCAGCATTGCCCTAGTAACCTACTTGCCGCAGCGTATCCGATTTTCTCACTTAGCGTGCCGCGGTCCTCATTGCTGCTAAACACGATTGGCTTTTGCTTTCTGTAGCGTTCGTTAATGATCTGGTAATATAGAGCCTCCTTTGCTTCCGACCATTTTGCCTTGCCAATGTCATCCCAAACAAGTACATCTGCATGGATGGCACTATACAAAAGGCGGTTTAGTGTTTCCCCTTCATCGTTCATCATTTTGGCCTGAATAAGTTCATCCATAAATGTTACATCCGAAACGACGAGTATATTGAATCCGTCTTTAATGAGTCGTTTGGCTAATGCAATTTGTAAATGAGTCTTACCGACACCAAAATTGTTATGCTTTTGTTTCATTGATGCACGTTCCGAAAGAGGTATTTCTCGCAATCGCTGCTCCCCTACAACCGCAATAAAACCGAGGTTGTGTTTCGAAATCTTTTTCTCACCGTCATTTTTGAATTCATACAAATATTGAAGCGTCATATCATACATTGATTGTTGATACTGCGTTAGTCGCTTAAAGTTTTCAAAATTCGCATGCACAAACTCGTCTGGAATGAGGGCCTGCTTGAATCTACGTTTCCATGCTTTCTGTTCCCGGCATTCACAAAAACTTGCAAACTCATAACCTCGTTCATCACGTTTCAAAACAAGCTCTGTATCCCTGCAAATCTGGCAGTCGTATTCATCCTCCCCAACCCCAAGCTTTTCGGGCTGCTTCTGCTTCATGGAGGATTTGTTCATATGATTTGCCGCCTTCTTTTGCAGATCGGCCAATACCTCGGCGATGCTTGCGAATCGTGTCATCGGTATCCCCCTTTTCTAAATCTTCAAGGGTTCGAATCCCTTGTTTTCTCCAATCATTCAGTTTTTTGTAAACAAACTTCCACGTCTTCCCGTTCCCTCTCGCTGCATCTTTAATAGCTTCTATAATCATTTCTTCTGGATTGATAAAACCGAAATTATCAATCACATCCTGAATGTCCTCACGTAAAAATTCTGTGATGTCATCTTTCCTTAAAATTTTGCTTTTTTGAAGAAGATCTAAAATTTTGTCCACGATTTCTTTATCATCCTCTTTATCTTTATTTAAATTTTTATTTATATTTTTTATTTCTTCTTTGGTAGGATTACCAAGGGTACCCTCGGTAGAATTACCAAAGGTTCCTTTGGTAGATTTACCATTGGTAACTTTACCTATGGTAGAATTACCAAAGGTTTCTTCGTCCAACCATTCGTCGTAGTTCTTATTGAAACTAACGACTCTCGGTTTCCCAGGCTCTAATTTTTGAAAAATGATTCTTCGTTCCTCAAGTTTCATTAACTCCCTTTGTAGTTGTCTCTGATCGTATTGAGTTGCTTTGCTCAAAAAGCTAAGCGAAAAGGTGTGCTCCTTTCGGTGAAACCCGTAAGTGTAACGCCAAATTACAAAAATCAGACGATACTGGATTGGGCTGAGCTTGGTCAGCGCCAAACGCTCTAGAATTTCATTTGCAATTTTGGTATACCCCTTCTCAAGCTGTACATCTGCCAAGCTCAACACCTCCTATTGTTTGATACAGATAACATATGAACCCTCAACCCTCACCGGCTTTAAACCGGGGTGGCTGCTTTTGATGTAGCCCTTGATGTAAGCAATATACAGATCCTTGTGTCCGACAGCCATCCATTTGTAGCAGTGTGGAATCGCGATGCGGTACATCATTCGATGTTAAAGCTCTCCTGTTCAAACGCCCCGGCTTTCTCATCAACCGGAAGCTCCTCACTTGGAACCTCGAATGCTTCAGCTTCGATGTATTCAGCCTCCTGAACCTCACTGGTGATGTCTTTTACTTCCTTCGTGTTCACTTCTTTCTCATCTTCATTGAATGCGTTTTGCATTTCGATCGAGAGGATACCCCATTTAGAAAGTAATGATTTTAGAACAGTTTTCTTGGCCATGGCATCAAAATCGTTTTTCCATCCAAAATCAGATTTTGAGTATTTTTTGCGATGCGCCTCGATTTGTTCTCTTGTCCAGTAAACGGTTTTACGGAAGCCGTTAACCAATTCGAAAAATCCAGCGTAGCCAATAACTTTGTCGGATTCCTTTGCTTCAAAATCCAATTCCAATTCTTCGGTCAACGGATTCCATCTTTTCAGTTGGCCTTCATACACTTCAATCACGTTGATAGCGCGATACTGGCTCGTTCGTAATGCAAGCTGAGTGTATCCTTTGTAACCTAGCTGAAACTGTGCTTGATTTCCGTATGGAACGATCCAGGCATACCCCAAGTTTTTATCGACTGGTAAATCAAGCGTAGCCGCCACCATGGCCGAAGAAATAACACTCATCGGCTCACATTTTTGCAATGTTTTTTCCGAACTGTATAGATTCACAATTGAAGTCATAAACTGCGGCGCACGCTTGTCTAAGATTTCTTCAAAACGTTTCTTGAGTGTTGGACTTGCTAACAATCCTTTTAAGGTCTGCACGGTTGATGGTTGTTGGGAAGCGTTATTTTTAGCCTGCAACTGATTTTTGAGCGTTTTGGTTGTCGCCATATATGAAAACCTCCTAGTTTAGTGTTTTTATAGAGAAATAGCGTGATGTACTCGGTTTAACGACTTGTTGGTAGATGTCAGGGAATTTCTCTTTTAGCAATTTTGCATCTACTCGATTTTGAATACGTGGTTTCCATTGCACTTCATAATGGCCAACATATCCGATTTCAGCATCTTTGAGTTCGTTTTTAAATTCATTCTCAATCGCCTTTTTCTGCTGCTCCAATTGTTCAATTGTGTTTTTGAGGGCCTGGTATTCCTCAATTTTTGATTTATAAGAGACGCCAAGTTGGGCAACTTTCTCCGGATCCGTTTCCATGTAACGTTCCTTCAAAAACTTCTCTGCTGCAGATGATCCATCAAGGGATGGTGGTTTCCCCACCAACACATAGTTACTCCAAAAATCAATTTCTGCCGCAAAAATCATTTCGATAAGTTCATCATCGCGTTCAATTTCTTTCCAGATGAACTTTTGACCACCTATGAGAACTGCGAAATATCCCTTTTTGTATTCCGATCCCAAAACACCAAGATAATGCTGCATTTGAACGATATATGCCTCCGGAATGTCATCGCCTTCCCATTCTTTTGCAAGGAACGCAGAAGCTGTTTTGCACTCTAAGATAGCTTTCTCGCCAACAATGAATCGGTCAATGTTAGCCAAAAGGAAATGGTGTTTTGGATGCTGAAACATAACGTTCCGTTTCCGTACCTTCCTTCCGGATCGTTTCTCGAATTCTTTGGCCACCAAATCTTCCAATAATGTTCCAAAATAAGCTGCATCACTCGTAGAAGATTGCAAATCTATTTGTCCAGTTTTTTCGAGCCATAATTCAAATGGCGTTTTGTATTTGTTCAACCCGAGAATGATTGAAGCGTCGCTTCCTCCGATCCCCTTTCTCCGCGCCTGTAACCACTCCTCGTGGCTCATTTCACTTGTGTTTGCTAGAATCATAGCTTCCAAGACTCTCCCCTCCATTTGATTTTTGAAGGTGATTTCAGTAAGATGAAGATGTAAACTGTTTTGAGCAGGGCCCAACTTTTTATTGAACACCTCACTCCGCCAAGTGAGGTGTTTTTTATTCAGCGATTTTTCGTATAGCACCAAGATTTTCGACGATATATCGAAGAATGTTTCCCTTCAAGACAACCTCTCCATCCGGAAACTCGTAGAATGCATCACCGTGGAGGATTTCATCGCCGCAAGCATCGATGCCCCAGTGAGAACTTTCCTCTTTGATAGGACGAGCCATCGGATTTTCAACAGATGCTGTCATACTTGTCCCTCCCTTCGCATAGATTGATATTGTAGGAGATGTGCTAGCGCACATCGTCAGGCACAGGAACGCTGTTAAAGAGGATGGGGAGTTTTCAACGCTCCTGCACCTGACGACAGGCACTAGACCTGTCTATTATGCTTGTGGTAGAATAAAAGTGTGCTAAATAGGGTTCTGATTAGACGGCGAGTGTTGGGGCACTGGCCGTTTTTTCATTTTGCAACAGCTTGTACACTTGCTCTTTTGCGCTCAATTCAGTTGCCAGCAATAACGCCGGATTTTCACGCATCTCCTTGCAAAATCTACGAACCTCAAAACCTTTCATCAGACGACTAGCCGAAAAACATACGTTCATTGTTCATCCTCCTTTTTAGTGGCTAAACCGTATTCTTCTGGATCAAAGCCATTTTCCACAAATTCTTTAGCGAGTTTTTTCCAAGCGTATCCCCATTCACGCAAAAGTTCGATGTTGTTTCGTAGTTCCTCAAGTTTGCTTTCAAGGTCGTATACATAGTAGTCAATCTCTTCGAGTTTATTCTTCAAGTCCTCAAATTCATCGTATTTACCAACTTTTGCGTTTTTTTCGATTTCCCTGATAGCCTTAACGATTTTGTCAATGAATGGACATTGATAATCAGGGGGTAATTCAATATCAAACATTTCTTCACTCGTTGAATATCCATTGATCGCTTTAAGTTCATCTATTTTCATCGCAGCCCGCTCCTCTCATAATGATCGCAATATCTATCCCACGTTCCTTCATCGTCTCAACAAGCTGCATAAGCTGGTCATGCTCCTCCTTCTTTCGAACCAGCTCGTCCAAGTCGCGTTTGCAACGTTGAAATTCTGTCATCCATCGCTCCGCATCGTCGAAACAAGCGTTTACCCATGCAACTCTGGCACGATCCAAGTAAATACAGCCACATTCCCAAAGCTTCTCCGCTAACTGACGATCTTGTGGAAGGACGTTCATGCTGTCGCCTCCTTTTGAAGAAGTAGACGGAACGTCTCTCTTCCCTTCGGTGTAATCAACGTTTGAACATCTGCTTTTCCGTTCCTAGTGAATTCTTTCATTTCAAATAGTGAAGGTACATAGGGCGCGTAGGGTTTGAGTTTCCCTTTCTGATCCCGATACACAAATTTGTTTTGAAGAAGCCAATCAATAAAGAACCGTTCCTTGACTTTCAACTCTTTTGCAGTGTCGCGGAAGTTCGTTAATAGATTCCGATTAACAAGAGCATCAAAGTAGTCCGCTTTCGGCTTCATGGCTGCGATTTGTTCATTCTGCCTGCGAACCGTTTCCAAAACGCCGCGGAACATCATTTTTGTTTGGTCATCAGCAAACGGAAGATAGGTATTGATAAACATTTCATTGTTTGATACATAGCCACCGGTTTTACGGATTGTCGGAAGGACTTCATCAAATACCCATGATTCGAACTTTTCGGCTTCTGGTAACTGACTTTTAACGATAAGTCTGTAAAGGTTTCCCTCATCAATAAATCTCTTTTGTTGTGTTCCGCCACTTGTAGGGACTAGGCGATTTACCCACCCCTTTTCCTTTGTATGTTGTTTAATTGCTTTGTGTGGATCAGCGTAACCTAATTTTTTTGCAACTTCTGTTGCAGGGAAATAAACATTTCCGTTTTCAATGAACACTTGCAGCTCCCCAAACATTTCATGATTGAAACTCTGAATGTTACCCATTCCATTTCTCCTCTCTTTTTGTAGGATTTTCCTCCCTCGTGTCGAATTAGGACGATGGAAGGAGGTGAAATAAGTGATTACACAAGAGAAAGTCAGTGTAGGATTAACACAATTCATTGATTTCACAATTAAAGGTAGTGCCGCAAAAACAAATATGGTTCGCAAAATTAAGTACCAACACAAATATCATCCATCGTTCGATTATTGGAAACAGCTTAGGGATGCTATAATCGCATTCCACGAACAAAACTTAGGCTTCGATTATTTTGAAAAACTCGTTCAGAACGTTGATGATAGAAAAAAATCGAACTACATTGCTATGATTAAGCAGTACCAAAAATTCTTAAAAAACAAAGACATTTCTTGGTTTCATCCTGGAAAGGCTACTTGGGTTAGTAATGAGTTGTTGGTTCGTTCTACACCTGAATTAGGTCTAATAATTAATGATGAACCACATCTCATAAAGCTTTACTTCAAAGGCAACAGGGAAAAAATTGATCGAAGAAATATCAGCACAACACTTACGCTTTTGAACACGTCTATATACGAAGAAAGTCACGCCCCATACATTAGTCGCTCAGTATTAAACCTTAACAAGAATAAACTGTTTACAGATAACACGGTTAACCAAGATAAGTTAATTGCTTTACAGTCAGAAGCAGCTCAGTTTATGTTTATTTGGAATAACATCTAATCATCCAACGACAACTCATGCCCTGCATCATTCATATACTGCGCACAGTCTTCGCAAATCCAATTATGGTCATCGAGTTGTAGAGTAGCTTTATAACTATCGCAGCTCACGCATTTTCTTTTTGGCTGCCGATTTTTCGGCGGCTCCTTTTGTTTAGACATCCAGCTCCTCTCCTTTCTGCTCGTCCATTTTCTTGCTAAAAGGAGCGCTTATTCGGCGCCTTTTGTTTCATGATTATCTTCCTGCTGCTCATCTAAGCGAAGGATTTTTAACCAACTAATTTCGTCTTTACCATAGATACCGGGAAAATCAGCCATTGCATGTCACCTCCTTAGAACACTTAGGAAATTTTTGCGTTTTCCGGAACCTGCTTTTTCTTGAGAACCGTATATAAACGTCCGTTGCGCATTTCTACCTTTCGCTCATACCCGTTCACGCTTGGCGCGCTTTTTTGTTCTACCCACGATCCTTGCAACAACTCAGACAATCCGCGCGGTACAGGCACCTCATAGTCACCGATTTTCATTTTTGTGATGACGATCACGCATGTTCACACCCTTTCGTGATTTTTAAGCGGTTTTTCCGTTTTTGTCGTTTTTAGATTGAAACAAGTAATCAATGCTCAAATGAGGAAAAAACACTTTTTTGATTTTTATCGCTTCATCACAATAAAAACGGTATTTTCCATTGATTTTATCGCTTACAGTTGCACGGCGGACTTCTAACAATTCAGCTATATCCTTCACCTTAATTCCTTGCCTGGCCATCTCAGCTTTCAGGTTGTGATACAAGTTGTTTCACCTCCTCACCAGAACGGTTGAACGCAATTCCGTTCGATTTACATTAAATATAAACGCAATTTCGTTTAATGTCAACGATTTCTATTAAAATTTTCAACGAAATTTCGTTTAAATAGATTTACATGAACGCAATTCCGTGCTAGATTATAAATGTACGAAATTGCGTACATAATAGATTAAGAAGGGAGGTGACGAAAATGGAAAAAGCCGAAATTGTAGAACGTCTCATTAAAAAGGCAGGATATAGTAGGCGGCAATTTGCCGAAATGATCGGTATACCGCCAACAACATTAAATTCAATGTTGAATCGTGGCCTAGGGAAAGCCTCTATTGATAACGTATTGAAGGTTTGTAAAGGTCTAGGAATAACAGTAGAGGAACTCGAGAAGATGGCCCAAGAGGAAACGAGTATTAATGGAGCTTATATAATAAGAGAGGCGACAGTTCCTTATGAAGTTAGTGATTTGACACTTCCGTTGTACGGAAATATTGCAGCTGGTGCCCTCTCAATAGTTGAACCGGTCACTAAAAATAATGTTGAATATACTCAGTTGCCTAAAAGACTGTTAGGTAAATATGCAAACTGCAGTAAATTATTTGCCCTAAAAGTCAATGGTGAAAGTATGAATAAGGTTATCCCGAATGGCTCATATGTTGTATGTAAACCGATCGAAATCAGTGAACTTAAAGACGAGGACATCGTCATTTTCAGTCATGACAACGAATATTCAATGAAAAGATTTAGACGTGATGAAGAAAATCATCTGCTCATCTTTAGTCCTGAATCAACATATCGAAAATATCATGATATTGTAATTCCGTATGATACCATGAATGACTTAAAAATTTATGCGAAAGTCATATGGTATGCGGTCACTTTAAATTAAATTTCTAGCGCTAGGGATTTAATAACAGGCGGGCGACGGCTCGCCTTTTTGGTATGTGTGGAGGTGATATAATGAGAGCTGCAATTTACGCAAGAGTTTCGACTCAAGAACAGATAGAAAACTATAGCATCGAAGCCCAACTGGAAAGCCTACGGGCTTACTGCAAATCGAAGGGTTGGACAATTTACGACGAATACGTTGACCCTGGCTATAGTGGTTCTAATATGGACAGACCAGATCTCCAACGAATGTTAAGCGATTTAGATAAAATCGACGTTGTTTTAGTGTATAAATTGGACAGGCTTTCTCGTTCGCAACGTGACACCTTGACACTCATCGAGGATTATTTCTTAAAAAATAATATTGAATTCGTATCTGTTACTGAAACTCTTGATACTTCTACTCCTTTCGGAAAAGCGATGATCGGCATTTTATCCGTTTTTGCTCAACTCGAACGTGAAACGATCATCGAACGGATGCGAATCGGGCATCTTAAACGAGCACAGGAAGGATATAGAGGTATGGGAGGCAATTATGACCCTGCTGGCTACAAACGCGAAAATGGTGAATTGGTAATAAAAGAGGATGAAGCCGAACACATTCGGTTGGTATTCAATCTATATGAACAGTACCACTCCATTACGAAAGTACAAAAACGATTAAAAGAACTCGGCCAACCGGTATGGCGTTTCCGTAGATACCGCGATATTTTAGCCAATCCACTTTATTGTGGATACATTACGTTTGCTGGCGAGTTATACGAAGGCAGGCACGAACCGATCATCACAAAAGAACAGTTCGACCGTGTCCAAGCACTATTATCCCGGCACAAAGGGCGCAATGCAGGAAAAGCCAAACAAAGTTTGTTGTCTGGTTTGCTTGTCTGTGGTAAATGTGGAGAAATGTATGTAAGTTATATATCTAACGATAAGGGAAAGAAATATTACTATTACACCTGCAGAGCCAGAAGATTCCCTTCGGAATACGATGAAAAGTGCGTGAATAAAATTTGGAATCGCCAAAAACTAGAGGAGTTGATTATCGGCGAATTAAATAATCTTGTTGTAGATAAACGTTTAGAAACAAAAGAGACTCCAAAAGTTGATTACACGAAGCAAATCAAAAAAGTGGACGAGAAAATAGAAAGACTGCTCACTTTATATATAGACGGCAACATCGACAAAACTTTATTGGACAAGCAAATTGAAAAGCTTAACAGCGAGAAGGAAGCTCTGATACAACAAAAGATTTTGCAGGATAAACAGGCGAAATCAACAATCACTTCCGAGCAACTGAAACAATATATAATTGATTTGAATACTACAGACTTTTCAACCCGTCAGGCAATTATACAGAAGCTGATTCGCAGAATTTATATTCAGGGTGATGATATTGAAATAGAGTGGAATTTTTAACTTTTAACTTATGTATTCATTATTGGCTACTCAATTAGCTGAATATGAATACATAATAGAAAAAGAAGGCTGGAATCTTACTCCGCCTTCTTTTTTATGAACATCATCTGGTTTCACTGCCTTTAAACTGTCGGCTGCTCTTTCAGCCGCATAATTAGGAATTCCTCACATTCTTTCGCTGGAAAGAGCCATTTCTTTCCGACTCGATATTTAGGGAAACAAGGATCATAGAAGAACGTTTTCCGGATGAAAGTTTCGCTCATACAAGTTTGACGGCAGAGTTCCTTCATGTCCCAAAACGTGTGACGATACTCCAATTCGGCAAGTCGCTTTTTGAGTTCTTTTAGAAACAGTTCTTCTATTTGTTTTTCATCTATATTGATGGTTATCCTTTATTTTCACATCCATCTCCACAATATTGTGTAATATTCTTTTTCATGAATATGTCGCGAAAATGCTTTTCAAGAAACTCTTCCATCCGCGATGCGATGAAACACCAGCGTTCACCTTTTTTCTCCGGGTAGTACACAAACCCACCATTTTCAATATCGAGAATTTTTCTATAACGATGATGTAACAAAATATTTTCTTTAAGCCAGTCCTCGCTATAGCCGGTTTTTTCTTTGAGATCTTGCATAGACCACCAGATTTTGCTCACATTACCTCATCCTTTCAAACTGTTCGCTCGTCGAATATTTTTCTATTTCTTTTTCGTCTACATTGATGGTTATCCTTTATTTTTACCCCTTTCCTATTTACGGACCCAAATATATAAAATGTTTCTCAATCCAAAGAAACATTTATTAGTTTACTAAATAAAGGCGGATCACTCCGCCTTTTCACTAAATAACTTTTCTAAATCCTCTTTTGTCCCTAATATATCTTCTAACGCCCTTTCAAAAAACGTACACGCTGCCGCCACGCCTTTACTAAACATCATGACATCATTATCCCTCTGTATCTCCGTATGTTCTTCTTTCTTCTCCTTGATAAACTCCTGTAAATGTAAAACCTTATGAATCATCATCCCTAAAGTTAGCTCTTCCATATCGATTCCCCTTTCTAAAAATCCTGTTTGCACAAAACTTCGCACGGCAACCCGTACTCCCTGCACCACTTCTCCAACTGCTGTTTTTTCACGTTCGAGACAGTGTACCAAATCAGGATCGGCTCCACGCCCCTGCGCTGCAAGAACCGAAAAAGGTACGCGTATTTCCCGATTTTTCGCCTGTTCTCCATCATTTTTTGCTGAATGTCAACTTCAAGAAAATATTTTTGGTCATGGTACGTGAACCGTGCGTCGGATACGATGCTGTATTCTTTTCCACCTTCGGTCCACCGCGTCCGCGCCTCATCCTTCCAATCTGCTGGGTAGTGGTAGAAGATGTAGATGTCATTTCGCATAACGATGTGTTCAAGGGGGCTATTGGCGCGTATCGTTACCTCGCCGCCTATGAGTTCTGCGCCACATTTGTTCAAATAGAATACGTCCTCCCCCAGCCTCTTCGTGTTCGTATATTCGCGAATCCCCTGCAGTACACGATTGGCATTGCGCTTGCTACCTAAATCAAACATATGCTGCAGCTGTGAACGCCTCAATGCTTGCAGGCTACTCAAAGACGATAGAATCCTCAACTGTCTTTCTGTGAGGCTTGCTAACTTTGACAACACGATGCACCTCCAATCGTTTCATCATTTCATTATCGCTGATATATGGCACCTGAATGGTCTTTTTCTCATGTGTTTTGACAATAGCACGCCCTGGAATATCAGATGGAAGTTCTTCGGCTCCGTAGTCGTCAATTACGACGTTCGAAGCATAACCAGTTGGCAAGCGAAACGAAATTTTAATGTCAGCATTCTGTTTGATTTGTCTAGGCAAGGTGTCAGCAGTTGGGTACTGTGTACAAAACACAAGACGAAATCCGAGAGCCCCTCCAATCCTGGCAATCTCCGATAGGATACTTTGGCAATATGAGAGGAGGTCACGCAAAGGTTTTTTCATGAACTTTTCTGGAACGAGTTGTGCTGCTTCGTCAACAATAATAAATAGCCGCTTTTGTATAGGCGTGTGAACTACGTTAGACCATCCATTTTGCTTGAATTCTCTCATTCTGCGTTCTAATAAAACCTTAATCCCCTCAAGGCATTCAAACGCTTCTATAGGGTCGCTGGCGACGTCTATGACCTGTTTCAGCCCGCGGTATCGTTCAAATTCTAGACCGCCTTTCATATCAATTATGAGGAACTCAACATCTTCAGGATGATGTTCAATGAGATACATCATCATCATTTTGAGAAAAACCGTTTTCCCGAATCGAGTCGTTCCCCCTGCTACACAATGCGGCGTCTTGTCAAAGTCATGAAAGTGCCAGCCCTTTTCATTAAAGCCAAGTGGAATGACCCAACCATTTTTGTTCGTCGGTATATCGCTGTACAGCACCTTTTCCGGAATATCGCTACTGAACACATCAATATAGAGCCATTTCTTGAAGGTGACTTCTACAGGCTTGTCGAGCGTGGAGGAGAGTATTTCTTTAATCGGCTCCAATATCTTTTTTGGCAAACCGAGTGGAACACGATATACATAGCGCGTATGGCTTTCTTTTTTCTCAGTCGCAACCAATTTCGGGTAGACAAAGTCCTTACCCTCAACCGCGCCCACCTTCAAATTTTTGAACACCTTCTGTATGGCCATCTCATCTACATTTCGTTTTCTTGTGCCAGCCCAAATAGCTACCGCACCCGAAAGGACAGGAATCGTAAGAAGCTCGAGCAAGAAAAAACACCTCCAAAAAAAGAGATACTATCCCAGGAAACGGGCATATTCCCGAATACTCGTTCATACATGATAGTAGAGGAACACAGGTCTGCCCACCTATGTTCCCTGAGGGCATATGTGCGGGTATGACTCACAAGAACAAAACGGATAACTTGTGAAGGAAATAAAACATGCTCGCGCATATTCCCGCCTGCATACCCACATTCAAAACAAAGGACACCTTTTCTTTGTCCACCCATCCCTTGTTTTCCGCATAGGCAATCCCAATCAACACAAGCCCGCCACCTATCACTTCGATCATCTTCGCTGCCTCCTCATGGTGTATTTCACAAAACCCTCATCATCCAACATCTGTCTGGCATATTCGGCAATCAATGATTTTGGAATCTGAATATATTCCTCCTCTTCCTCGATGTGTCCCAAATCTTTTCCGATCTGCTGATACAATGAATAGTAGCCTTTGTATTCTTCGTTCCCGACCTCAAATCGTTGAATGTAATCAAAAAGTTTCTGTTTCTTCCCCCCTGTGTCCGCACCATGATATAGTTCACGGAGATAATCCGAACTGTGTAAGTATGGTGTGTGATCTAGATATTCAAAATCTCTAATGCTACGATGTTTCTTTCGATGTTCCGCATAGGCTTGAAAAATGCTTTGCAGTATCCCTCCGTGTTCCAATGAGCATTCCTCCTTTTGTTCCCGTTTTTCTGAAAGACTATGAGATTACTAAATTTGAAGGAAATCGGGTATGTTGTGGGGAATTTAATTGGGTATGGTAAAAGGTATGCAAGAGGGT